TTGAGATAATGCTAAAGCAACTAAAGTATCGGTACCATTAGGAATTGTAATTGTTCCAGAAGTTGGTAATGTTAATGTACCAGAACCACTTATTAAATTTACTGCAGTACATCCAGAAACAGTACCACCAGTTAAAGTAGTTGCAGTTAATGTTTGAGTAGCAGTTAATGAAGCTAAAGTATCATTTGCAGAAACTGTAGGTAATTTATATATTCTTGTAGTGGAGCCTGGAACATTAGAAACATCAAATCTAGCTTTTCTAGTTGTATCTCCAAAATATTCTAATACAAATTGAGAGTCTTTTAAAGTAAGGGATGAAACTGTACCTAAATTTAATGAACCAGAAGAAGTAATTTGAACACTATTTCCCGCACCATCTTCATAATATAATTCATTATTTAAAGCATAAAGACAAGTTAAATCATTTACACCTAAGGTTATAGAACTATTATTATAAAATCTTGCGGTACGTAGATTAGTTGCATTGTTTTGGGCAAAAGTAAGATCACTAGATATATTTAATCCGGCTGGAGTAATTTGAACTCCTTGGCCAGATGAGTGATTATGTGAATCTACTGCTACAAAAGCAGCATCTATAAGTGTAGCATAAGTCGGACCTACATCAACACCGACTGTTGGTATAACTAAGCCCATATTTGATGTGGTGAAACTCATATTTTATCCTAGAAAAAAAGAATGGACGCAGTTGTGTTTGCGCTTGTTCTTAAAATTATTTGTGCTTTTGGTTGATTATTTGTTGTTGGAGAAGTATATAAAGTAGATGAAGCAGTAGAACCAACTAATATATATCCTTTTGGAATTCTATTTAGTTTATGATTCACTACTAAATCTGTACCAGAGGTAAATACTAGACCTGTAATTAATGTTGGCTCGTTTAATAAAGGATTAGGCATTAAAGAATCAAAAACTCTTGATATTGCGAAGTCTAAATTTTGTACATCTTGATTATCTGTAGCCGCATGAATATATTGTTGCATTAACTATTACCTCTAAAAGGATATAATGCACCTTCATTTACTGAAGAATCATCCATAACATAAGAAGGAGATCCTTGATCCCTGTCTTTAAAGCTATTACATATTTGAGCGATAACTTGTAATCTTTTTTGGTCTAATGCAGTTGTATCTGTCTCTTCTTTTTGTAACATAGCACAAGCCATATAAAGAGACATATATTCATCACTACCAATAGGTAAATTTAATGTCTGAGAAAGAGATGTAATTACAACAGGTTCTGGTGTATACCACATTTGAATAGTAGCTTGATTAGAAGGTATAGGTAAAAATCTAATATTGCTACCTACTAATAAATATCTAAATACTTGTCCATATGGAGCAATTGTTAGAGCCAAACCAGATCTAAATTTATTACGTTCTTGAAACATAAAAGGTTTAAGTGTGAGATACCTTCCTGAATTATCAAGAGCCATATCTACACCATCTAATTTATAAAAATCTGTAGGTAATGCATAAGTATCTGTACCACCAACTACATTAATTGTGGATGTAGTAGTAAAGTAGAATTCTTTACTTAATACTATTTGTTGATATAAATCTCTATAGGCCAAATTAACATAACGCAATAACTCTGATGAAAGAGTTTGATTAGTGCCGACTTGGTCTATAAATTGAGAATTCCGCATATCTGCCAAATCAATGGCATTATCGGTTATATTTTGTATAGTAAATTGCATTTATAACCTATTAGTTTATTTTATTATAGTAAATAATAACTTATAAGTTAAGTTATTCTCGCTCTTGCGGACTAGAAGGTTTCTCATGAACAGATTTAGCATAATTCATCATATGTTCATGTGCAGCTTCTGGATCTTTACTATGAACAGATTCAATGAAAGATAACATATGTTTAATATTGTCTCCCATATTCTCTTGTTCTTTAATAGATTCTCCACCTTCTTTACCAAGTTCTCTATTCATTTTTTGTCTAGCATGTGCTTGAGCTAGAGCCTTAGCATCTATTTTCATTAGACATTACCGTGTTTAAGAATTATTTCTAGGAATATTTGTGATCCAGATTCTGGGTCAACAACTGTAATAGTTCCAGCATCATTATAGTAGAATTGAACTATAAAACTACCGGTACTTACTGAACTAGAAATAATTTGGAATTGTGGCCCAATAGCAGTTAAAGTAGCTAATAAATATTGCATATTACATTGAAGTATTCTGAAATAATTATCAGTAACACTATTAGTAGCATCTCCAAAAGTAATAGTATAGTTACCAGTACTATTTCTTACAACAGATTGAATACCTTTATTTTGATTAACGCCATTAGTAGTACTTGTAGTAAGTGTTACAGCTCCAGAAGAACCAATAGTCCAGTTAGAGTATAGTGTAACTACACCCTTCTCTAATGATCCTTTGAACTGATTAAAATATCTTTCAGCCATGGTATTATACTTCCTTTTTTACTTCAACAACTGCAGCTTCAGCTTGAACTTGAACAGCAGCAGCAGCTACTTCCACTTTCTTAACATCAGCGTTAGCAGCTACAATTATTGGGTCAGCCTTTTTTACAAAAAAAGCTTTAATTTTGTTAAATATGAATTTAATAAATCGAATAATAAACATTTTCGTGTCCTTTATAAATAAAAAGGGCTAGCCAGTCTTTAGGCCAGCCCCATTAGCTAGGATTATTAGCTAGGTAGAGTAATTACACCATTCCAACCAGGAGCTCTACAGCTCAATTGAGCATAAGAGAAACAACGGATTAAAAGGTTGTCACCATTCGGGTCACGAATCATAGTTAAACCATCACCATCAAATAAACGAACTGCTTCACCTAGAGATTTTAATTTCCAAGTATCAATTTGTAATAAGAAAGCAGATCCTGCTGGGCAGTTTTGATCTGGAATAACTTTCATAGGGCCATTAGGACCATTTAACATAAGTGCAGAGAAACCAATATTAACTTCTGGCTCTTCAACTCTAGCGTCAACATATTGAACGAATTGTTGCTTAGATCCTAATCCTTTTACAAGGTTACGGAAGTCTTTATATGATACAAAACAATGGTCAGGGTTTCCGCCTTCACGAGCTATTAAACCAGCACCGTCAATAAGAGCTTCTTCGATAGATTGGCTTGAACCATTATAGTCAATACCAGCTAAACGAGTCTTATCTAAAGTACGATTAATACCAAAGAATGTAGTAGCTCCAACAGAAGTACCAGGAAGCCAAGCTTTAAGACCACTAATAACTGCATTTAAGTCACCAGGGTTAGCATAAACATAGTCAGAAGCAGCAACAGAAGTAACTAAAGAACTAAGAGCAGTAGCAGAACCACCAACAGTAGCCGAGCATAAGAATGATCCAGCTTGACGGTCGATAGAAATAACAAAAGCATAAGTTGAAACATAAGCTCTTAAAGATCCACCATCAGCAGATGAAAAAGCTAAGTTCATACCATATTCAATATTAACAATATCTTCAGGCTGAGCTAAAGCGACATAAGTTGAAGAACTATTAACAGTAGCAGATGAAGATAATTGAGCAATAGAACCAGTACCGGAACGATATAATTGAGTGGAAATAGCACGAGTTAAAGCTAATAAAGCATTATCAATTTCATATTTAGCAATTTTTAAGAAAGCACCTTTATCAGATTCAGAAGCTAACATTGCTTCATTACTGATAGCAGCCATTGAATAATTTTGAACGCGAGTTAATAAGAAAGCTTTAATTTGTGAAGTTGTGTTCACAGTATTAGCATTACTAAATGTACTAGATCTATTTTGAGGAGTACCAAATGTGATTGGTTCAGTAGAAGAAGCACCATAGAATGTTTCATCTTTTGGAACTAAAGCGAAGAAAGGATTACGTTTGTAAACTAAATTTTTGATTGCTTCGGACGGATACAGAGTTTTAAACGCTGCCGCGACGGAGGTTAAGTCAGCTTGAGCCATGTGGCAAACACCTTGTAATGAAAAACGATGTTATAATCCTTGTGAGATGATAACTAGGTTTGTATATGTTACGAAAGAAAGATACTATATCTTTTCTTTAGAAAATTTATTGAGAAAACTTCCCTTATCCGTAAAATACTTTCACTTGGGTGTGATAGGTATGAAACACTAATTGCGTTGAGTGCCTGTATAATTGTATAGCAAACATTCCAAAACTATTTTTTATTATTCATTATTGCGATGGCATCTCGTAACCGTTCTGCTTCAGATCTAGCCTTAACTTCTTTAGGAGCAGATTGTACCATTTTATTAGTAAGAGTTTTTGGTTCTGAATTAATTATATTTTCTGAGATTTCTTTAGAAACTTCCTTTGGTTTTAGCCATTTAGAATCTTTTACTTTTGATATTTTTTCAACTAAAGAATTAGTAATAGCATCACAAGCTTCTTTAATTGTTGGAATTTCTCCAGTTTCATTATAATATTCTTCCATATATTCTCTTACAGAATTTTGAGCATCTAAATGTTCAAGAATATCATATCCATCATCTTTAATTTGTTTAGAGATATTAGCATTAAGTCTAATCTCTTCTTGAGAGAGGCGCTCTTGTTTAGCTTTCTCTCTTTCTTGATGTAATTCTTGTTCTAATTTCTTAGCAATTTCTAAAGCTTGTCTAGCTTCAGGATTTTGTGGTTGATTACGTCTTTGAGCTAATTCACTAATCTTATTTAAAGGTAATCCTAATTTCTCAAGTACACTTAAAGGATCATGTTGTAACTCTTTATCAAATTGACGATATTTTTCTAATTCAGCTTTATCTGTTTCAAATGCCTTACGCTTTTCTTCTAATTGTTTTCTTGTTTCACTATTATACTTTTCTTGCTTAGCAATCTTTTCGAAATTAGCTTTAAATGCTTGATCTTTTTCACTAATTTCTACTTTAGGTTCACTAATCGCTTCAGTTTTTGATTCAATTACCGCTTCACTCATTGTTGTACTCCTTGAGTTGGTTGTTGTGGTGCAGCTACAGGTTGAACTGGAGCTGGTGGTATACGTTGTGCTATAAGTGCTTGAACATCTTTAATAAATCTACGAAGTAATTTTAATTTATCTTCTGGTTCATCATGTAGCTCAGCCCAGTTATAGTGTTGAATAGCGGCTTGAGCTGCGTAATCTAAATCATAATATGGTTCTGGTTGCCAATATTTACCTGTATCCATCATTTCATCTAATTTTTTATCTATAAGTCTCATTGGAGCAGATAACATAGCAACTTCTGCATCTAAATCTGGTATATTAAATAAATCATACATCTTAGATTTAGGTATTAATCCTAAATTAACCATTCTTTCAACACTATCCATTAAATCAGGAATAGATTTAGGCATAGAAGATACTGGAAATATTTTAAGTACGTAAGATCCTTCAGTTTTAGGAATTACTTTAGTACTGATTTCTTTAAGTCCAATTACTCTATCCATTGCAGTAATCTTGATCTTTTCACCTTTAAGTTCATTAAGTATCACTTGAGCTAATTCAACATGTTTTTGTTCATAATTAGTTTGTAATAATTCCCAGCGTTCTGACTTAATATCAGTCATTGTCTTTAGAGCTTCTCCAGAAGTATTACCAGAGCCGACTGGTTGTTGTCCTTGAGTGTCCATTGGAGTTAAACCTACTCGAGCATAGCATTGTTGAATAATGAATTCTAATTGTTGCATTAATTCTGGAGGCATAGCTGCTCCATTATGAATTATAGGGGCAACTCCTTGTTTTCCATCATATTCAAGTATCAGACCAACTTTATTAGTTATATGATTTTTATTAACATTAGCATTTGAATCTATAAATACTCTTGGTACACTCATTATTTTCATAATAGCTTGCATAACAATCATAATTCTATCAGCTTCAGATTGCAAAGGATGTAATTCATCTACTACAGATGCTCCCATCCACCCTAAAGCTGGTTCGTTATATTCACATTTAATTATAGGAAAATAATCTTTATCCCATGATTCATCAAGTAAGTCAGCTTTTTCTATGGAGATAAAGTGCCTTCCACCCGGAGTGTAAGTATTTTTGCACCAACCCTCAATAACATTTACATGGGGTGTATAAGTTCTTGTATTATATTGTCTAACTTCTTGTATTTGAGAGTCTCTTATTTCTTTTTCAAATTGAGGATATTTTTCCAACATAACTTTTATAGGAACAGGCTTTCTATGTAACATCTTATAAGGATTGTTATAATATCCATCTGCTGTATCAATAATGATCTCATCTGAATAAACTTTATCTATACAGATTCCACCCTCTTCTTTAATAACTTTAAGATATCCAACTCTATTTATCATTGCATCTCTAAAAGCAAGATTAAGCATATGACTAAGATTATATTTATGAAATATCCCTTTTAATAGAAAATTAAGATCATCAGCTAATTGTCGTCCCTTAGAATTACCTTTAAATGTAACTGCTTGAGGAACTGCTTTTATACTAGCTAATTTAGCGGTAAGTGTATCAATAATAGACGCAGTAACATTAAAATTAACTTTAAGCGCTCCAGAAGAAACACCTAATTGAGCAGAACTATCAATACCATTTAAACCAGCACTGTGTAATGATGGAATGCCTCGCCCAGTATATTGTCTTAATCCAGCTAGTGACGGTGCGTTAATACCAGAAGCCATATTGTCATCAAAGTCTCTTGCTTGAGCAAAAGCAGCTATATATATTTCACCCTTTTTACTGTCAATCCAGTCAGGATATCTAGCGTCTTTAGCATCTGAACCTATACTCATTTTTAATCTCCTTACCAATGATTATCATTTATTATATAAGCAATATCATCATAAAAAGGATCTCCCTTTTTAGCCTGAATATCTACCATATCTTTATCTTCTTGCATCTTAAGAAACTTGTCTTCTTTTTGTTTATCAGTAAGTATCTCAATGACCTTTATTTTTTCTATATGAGCCAAGGCTTCTCTATAGCAGTATAATGTAGCATCAAGTTGGTCACACTTCATGCCTTCCATTTCTCTAGTTCGTTCTTCATTCCAAACTACTTTCTTCATTTCCTTTTGAAGTTCTTTAGTCTTTTCGGGATGTAGTAATAGAACGCCATTAACCAAAGCATCATTAAAGATTTCAATATAATGAGCCTTGTTCTGTTTCTGAGCAGGTTCCATAAAGATTTTATACTTATCAAGAAATTCACTCATCATTATCTTAGAAGCTCCAGCCGGGTCACCAACAATCTTTATTGGTTTATAATATTCTTTAAGTCTTTTGAGCTCCAATGCTATAGCAGAAACTGACATTTCGGCCTTACCATAAACTTCAAGGACATAAGCTTGGGGATTATTACGTTCCCAACCGATCACACTAAAAGCAGTCTCATCGTTGAAACCAAAGTCTACCCCGATACAGCTTCTCCATAAATCACTATTGTATGTAGTAGAGGGAAAACCTATATAAAATGGTTTAATCATTAAAGATTCATCATCAGTACACCATTCTCCTAAATATTCTCTTCGAAACTTAGGATGAGTCTGGTCACATCGTTTACGTTTCATGAAGAGTTCAGCATCCTTACCAAAATTCTCTTTCATAAAAGGATTATCATATGCTGTCCACTTTTTTGTTAGCCAAACATCTTCTGTGCCGGTTGTAACATCATAGAACATCCCAGTACAATGTGCCGCGGGTGTACCAATAAGCATAAGTTGTCCCTGCAAGTCGGATAGAGCTGGGCCAATAATTTCATCGATAAGGTAGTGCAATATCTTTTCATTAAAAGACGCGGCCTCATCAATGATACAGAATAATAATTTAATCCCTCGAAATGTCTCGATTTTGTGAGTATGATTCGCCCCGCATATAAGTAATTTTGATCCATTATCGAATATGATTTCATCTCTATTCACTTTACATTTAATTTTATATTTACTGACGAGCGGAAGTACTGCAGGCATAAAAATATCTTCAACAGAACGATCTGTAAGTGCAAGATAGATTCCAATACTATTTGGACGATTGAGCAATTCTTGAAAGGCTTTAACAGCACATACAGTAGTCTTGCCAGCCCTCCGACTACAAACAGCGGCAATGAAGCGACTAGGACTAAGAGCAAACTCAAGCTGTTTATCAAAAAGCTCACGGTATAGAGGAGCGATTTTATAAAGTTGTTCAAGTTCTTTAAGCACATTATTTAACCTTAGCAATTTTTAATTGTTTAACTGGGATTTCTTCTAATTCTACTATAACTTCATTAACTTTATGATCATGTATTAATAAATTGTCATCTATCAAATAAGCCCTATATTCTGGAAGATATTCTATTTTGTGTTTATCGCTATCAAAATTCATGGTATGTCCCTTAGACAATATAGCCACTGAACAATATATTCTTTTAATCTTCATTTCATTAAACTTTCTATAAATTTATCTTGTATATGTACTTTACCTTCTTTACTAAACCTAACCATCTCTTTAGTATTCCAATTACAACTTATTGGATTATTAGTATCTACAACCAGCGGTAACAATAAATGTTTTTGTATGCCTAATTTCCTATAGGCATATTTAGTATATTGTAAAAATATATGATTTTTTGTGACATCTGCTACTATATAACCTATTATATGATCACTATCTGAAATATCACAAGCAATAAATATAGAATAATTACAATGATTTAAAGCATATAATATTAATTGTTCTAAATGTTGATATAGATTTGATTTATTCCAACCTTTGTAAGTTGAATTTATATAAGATGTAAGAGATTGTATAGATGAGGATAATATGAAATTAAGATCATTGGCCTGTAGTTCGCGAATGTTAACTAAATCTTGAATAGACAATTGAGGTTTCCACCATATTACGCTTTAAAGGAGGGAGAGTTCCAGTTTCTTTACACTGTAATTACTCTCCAATACTTTATAGCTAATATTCTAGTCAGATTTCAATTTTTCAGTTAAACTTAAGTATAAAGCTGACTTTATTCCCTCAATTGCAATAGATTCACTAGGATTTTGTTGTTTGGTATCAATTTGTATATCTAATTTAGCTATTTCTGCTAAATCCTTCAATTGCTTAACTTCAGCATTATCTAAAGGA